AGTACACTGCTATATTAAACAGTGCATTGTTTCTGGAACCCTCACCAAAACCTGTTGTTGCTAACTTGTTTAAGCAAGGGGGTCCTCCAGGAAATGCTTCTTCTATTTTTTTCGTTTCCGTTTTAATTTGTTCCACCTCTTCGCTTCGTAAAGAAAACTTATCATAGAGCTGATAAAATTCCTCAAGTGTACAACCGGCGCCATTATCGTTGATAGCATAACGTAGTCCTTTCATTTCATTGTAGTAGGGTAGGTTTAAAAAGTTACCAGTGTCCCCACGATCCACTAATATCTCTGTTTGTTTTGGAAATATTTCTGACCCTTCATACCCAAGTATGATTGCCATCTCTTTTAATTTTGATTGCATCAATGATGCAGGAATGTTTTCTTTGGTAAATAAAAATACGTGTGCGCCGCCAGATTTACTACGGCAAACTATTAATGGGAGTTTAAGATTCCGAATACTTTTAATGAGGCTAGTATGATCAAAGTTATATTCGTCAATATCAATACAGCCCCACCTACAATCATTGTTTTGTGTAATAGGGATGATACCAAGGGCTGGTCCTTCTCCTTTAAGATGTTTGTCCCAGAGTTCGTCGGTAACGGGTTTACGTACAATAAAAGCTTTTCCTTGTTGCTTTCCGTTCTCGCCTCGCTCCCCGGGTTGATATTGTCCATAAGCGATTTCTAATCCTAAAAATATTGATTTGAATTTATCCATTATCATTTCTCAATTCTTTGTAAAGGGGGATTTTGCAATCCCCCTCATTTTGGTTAGTAAGGAGTTGCCTCACTACCCTTCTCTTCTACATCAGCTTTTGTTTGAACGGTCCCTTTAGATACATTTCCAGAAAAGTCTTTTGCACTTAAATACAAAGCCTTATCTGCTTGTCCTAAAATTCTGTCCTGTGTTACAACCCAGCCATACCAAGAACCTTTGTCGTTCTTTTGTAGTGTAGATGCTAGATTATATACAACTCCGTGCATAGGAGGTATAGCAAACCCACCTTTGCCATCAGCAATTTGTATGGTTTTCATCATAGAATTCCATTTTTTACTGACATTTAATTGAGTTGATTTCATTGTGATCAAAGCAGGTGTATAACCACCACTCTTTGTCTCAATCATCACGTAGTAAGATGCAGTTTCTTCAAGATAATTACCATTTGGTAATCTAATCTTTGATCCATCCCTCTTACCTGTTGCGATTACCGGACTGTTCGGTAGGTGTACAGCCACAGGAGCACCTGGACCATCGCCTCTATCCGACCATTCTGGATAATCTTTTTTGTAGTAGCAAGGAATAACCTTGATACCTTTTTTACCATCGTATAACTCGCTGGTAACAGTATTATAGATGTTGCCTGGTTTGGCCCCTTCTATATACTTTGCATCACCATCAGTCACCTGCGGTGATAGCTGTCCCAAGATTCTGACAAAAGGCAAAGCCATATCGTCTTGTGTCATATT